GCTTGCATTTATCAGATTGTGGTTTTGTAGGGTGTGCTACAAGAATACAAATCACATCATGCTTTTTACAAAAGCTATCTACTTTATTTAAATATAAATTAGTGTAGTCTGTAATTGATTTATCTAAATTTTCTTTATCTCTAACTTTATTATATGGGTCAATAACTAAACATCGTATACCCATTCTTTTAACCAGCTCCTCGCCTTTCTTTAAAACTTTATCTAAATCAAACCCTTCTTCATAATCTATAAAGAAAAAGTTTTTATTGACATGATCAACACACTTCTTCCATTTACTTGTATGTGTTTCTTCGTAGGTTGGTGTGGATCCATAGACTTTTCTTACAAGCTTATCTACATGCAAGTATTGTGGATAGTTTTCTGTTGAAGCATATGCTGTTTTCCAACCATACATCATGTTGTAACCCAACGTCATTTGATCTACAAAATCTGATTTACCACTACTAGGAAACCCTGTTACAACAATAAATTGTTTTGTATAGGTTGAAAATATACTATCAAACTCATCTAATCCTATTTTGAATCCATTTTTAATACCATTTCTATAAAAATCATCCAGGTCTTTTGACATATCTGAAACCCTTAATACATTTTCAATTGGACATGGTATGGCATTTGATATGGTATCTTTCAGTTCTTGTTTACCATATCTCATCAAGTATTCATTTGCATCTTTGCAATCTTTAAAATCAACTAAATAAACTTTGTCGGATCCAAACCTCCTTATTAATTCTTTCTTTCCGTTTTCTCCAGCTTCATCGTTATCAACAGCTACATAAATTTTTTCTTTGTTCTCAAAATAAGAATAGAAATCATTTAAGTAATCCATGTTTATTTGTCCTGATGCAGTAAATCCATTTGGAACACTCACAACATTATCAACTCCAGCTTCTACAAAAGATAAACAATCTATTTCTCCTTCTACGATTACACAAGACTCTTGGTCTTTTATAGAGTCTATGTTATAAAATGTTTTTTGAGCTCCCTTATGTAGTTTAAAATGCTTCTGTGCGTCTCTGTATTTAACATTAATAAGCTTATCATCAACATAATAATTGAACATTATGACATTTACTTCTTTGTTAGTTTGAGGCATATATTCCATGCCATTACTGACTTTCAGTTTGTGGAGTGTTGACCTGGAAATACCTCTTGTTAAAAACCAACTATATATTTTTTCTTGTATAGGATTTATTTTTTCAGTTGGTTGAACAAATGATTGTGAAAAACTGTTTTGTTTTTTGTAAGTGTGAAGTTGCATGACCTCACCACAATGCTGACATGTTCCCAAACCTCTATCCCAATCTAGCATCAAACACTTTTGCGTTTTCTTTTTTCTTTCGTGTGAACACTTTGGGCAAGTAGATTTTTCAGCCTTTGTGTCTAGCTTATAGATGTTAAATTCATCTATTTCATATCCCTTATTTTCCATTCTTAATAATTTTAAATTCAAATCCAGGCTTGTCAAAAATCATTTTATCTTTTTGCAAGTCTATTTTGTTCCCTGTTTTCATTGCTTGACCTTTCCATTTCCATTTGTATAATGATTTTGCAGGCCCTTCTATTTCTTCTTTGTTGTACTTAAGCCAATTAACAAAGTGTGTTCTGTATTGTCTTAAACCATACTTGAAATCTTCTGTCATATTTAAATGAGCAGTAAACTTTTCTAAAGCCTTGCAAACTGTGTCTTGATCAACTCCAAAATGCATCCTTAAACTTTCCATCCACATATTGTCAGAACAAGATTCAGTAAAGAATATATTATTCTTATTTTCTTTTTTTATTATATTCTTATTTATGCTTGTCTTTGGTTTGTCTATCGTTTGTCTTTTGTTTGTCTTTGGTTTGTCTTCAATCGTTTCTTCAAGCTGGTAACTTGCATAGTTACAGATAGTTATGCGTGTATAGTTCTTTGTCGCTTGTGTGTCTATTTCCCCTGTTTTTTTTAATTTAGAAATACACGTTCTAAGCTCTCTAGCAGACAATCCTGTATCGAAAGACAACCTCCTCATTGATGTAATGTATTGACCTTTTTTTACAGATTGACCCATAAACCTACAGTCATCATAACATGCGTTAAGAAGCAGATGAATAAATAATATTTTTGTCTTTTGATCTTTATACCACTCCCACTGAAGTATCGTTCTGTGTAGCTTTATATATCCCTTCATTCTCAGCTTTTTCTAAAATTGTTATACATTCTGTTATAGATTCTTCGCTTTTTGATTTATATGCTGATAACATCAATTTGTGTATCAAATCTATTAAATTATCATCATTTTGTTCATAAATGAAATCAATAATTTCTCTAACTTGTTTTTGATTTCTTTCTTTATAGTAGTTTTCAGTATCTATAAATCTTCTAACCTTGTCTTCTATTTTCTCTATTTTTCTACAAAACTTTTTGTCGAATTGCATTATGTTTTCAATCTTTCTTTTACCATGCAAAACAGAAGCATGATTATGTGGTGCATTTCTCCCGGCTATTTGTGAGTATTTTCCTATACTTGCAAGGCTTTCTTGAGAATACTTTGCTGACATATAGTGGAAAATTGATCTAGTGTCGGTCACCTCACGTTTTCTGTTGTTCTGAAACATAAAAGAGGGTTCTACATCTTCATGCTCTGCTATTATTTTAGCAATCTTGTCTAGATTTTTTTTGTTTTTCATAAAATAAATTTAATGGGGGCACAAGGCCCCCTGTTAAACTAGAAAGGTAGGTCATCTCCAAACTCTTCTTCATTTTTTGAAGCCATAGCTGGAGCCTGCTGAGTAGCCTGACCATCGCCTTTCTGCCCTCTCACGATATTTCCGTCAGTCCAAATTACAGAACCATTACCTAAATAATGTCTTTCTATTTTTGGATCATCTCTTTCTTCTTTTGTTTGTTGAATAAAGATTGACACGTTCTGTCCATATTGTGTAGACTTGTCGTCTATTGAAATTGTAACAGGAATGTACTTGTCTTTTTCTCCTTTAATGATTTTGTTTTGATCAATTTTCTTTAGTTCAGAAGCCTTGATCGAGGCATTAATTAAACTTGACATAATTAAAAATTAAAATTAAATATTAATTGAACAATAGTAAATGTGATTATAATAAACACAATATCTTTCAGCCACCTATATTGTTCCATAAATTGTGTGGTCTTTAAGTTGTTTTGTTTTATCTACAAAGTATTCCAAGTAGTTTTCTTCTGCTTGTTCTACCTTTTCTCTACCTCTATCGTAGGCTTCATCAGAAACATCAAACAATCCTACAACTCCTGTGTTTTTATCAAAGACAATAAATCGCATGTCTTTTTGAAACATAAAAGAGTAAATGTATGCTTGTGCATCATAGTTGTAAACGAAAGAAGATTTTTTCCAGCTTTTAATATTAGCTGTCGTTTTGATATCGTAAATAAACTCATCAGTTACAATATCAGCTTTACACTTCCATTGTAAATTGTTTGTTGTTAAAACAGACACATTTGGAACTTCAAACTGAATTTCTTTTTTGCTTAGTATTTGATTGACATCTTTGTTAGCCTTTCCCTTTTCAACTAATGAGTTGATTTCATCGTATTCTTTTTTCAAAAGCAACACATCAGCTTTGTGTTCCAGGAGTGCTTCTTTATAAATCTTTGTAGATCTAGTTGAGCAATCAACAAAATTATTATGCTGAGTTTCACCAAACATCATAAGCTCGTGAAAAGCTTTCCCATAAAGAAAATAGTTTGTTTCTTCTTTTTCTGCTAACAATCCCGATGGATTTCCTATAAGGTCGGATATGAAAGAGTATGATAAAAACTGTTTACCAAACTCCCCATAATATTCCTTGTCATCATTCAAACGAAGGATTATGTCAGATTTTTTTATTTCTTCCATGCCTTGTTTGTTTTTTTGAAGTCTTCGCTTTCATCTTCGCCAAACACTCCTAGTTCGTAAAATCCTGTTAGCTTTAATACTGCTCTTGACATGGCTCTTTTTTCTGCCATTTCCATAACATACCATGTGTTGCAGTTCCCATCTTTATGACTTGTTCCTTTAAGTGCAGAACCAAATGTTTCAATTTTGTTTCCGTTTGCATCAGCATTAGCTTTTACAACACAGAAGGTCGGGTCACATTGTATCACATCGTAAGTGATTGTGAT